CTTCGGTGGAACAATCAAAGCAGTAACCACAGGCAGTACCACAATTATCGAAACCACCGAAGCACATGGCCTGTCTGTTGGAGATACCATTAACCTAACTGGTGTTGGCGGTCTTGCGGCATTGTTTAGAGCCGCAGGCGGTGTTATCAAAGCAGTGCCTAGCAGTGTTACTATTGAAGTTGAAATTGACAGTAGCAGTGTTACTGAACCATATGTGCCTTACAGTTTTAGACTAGTACGTGACGAAATCTATCGCAGTCATAATTTTGCCGTAGACCTTGTTGAACTACATCTAGGCTCAGGACAAAATCTTTATTTCTGTAATGGTGGTATTGACCTTACTGTAGATACTACCACTGCTCCAGACGCAGGATCAAATATCTATGAAGCACAAGGTGACTTTATTGGATTCAGTCCATTAGACGAAGACTTTGATGTGCGTGTAGGTAAGTTTTCAATTTACCTAGCAGGTGTTGGTAACAACCTTGTAGACTACTTTATTGAAAACAATGTGGTAGGCAAGCGTGTGGTAATCTACAAGGCATTCTTAGAATTACAGACATTGGCCATTGTCCAGAGCCCTGTGCTGATGTTTGATGGACAGATACATAATGTTACTATCAAAGAAACACCAAGCAGTTGCCAAATTAACGTAGACTGTGCCAGTTTGTTTGCGGACTTTGAACGTACCGCAGGTCGCAAGACCAACAACTGGTCAAATTGGTTTTTCCAAGGGGCACAAATTGATACCTCAATGGAAAAAACAGGATTTGTTGGACAGACAGAATTTAAATGGGGAAAAGTCTAATGATTGTTAGAAAAGTTGTGCCACAGGATTTTGATCACGTGCTTACCTTATTGAAATATCAAGTAGGTGAACTAGAGCGTGATGATATCTATGATCACAATACAGCATTAGACAATTTGCGTACAGCATCTATAAAATCACATTACTTTAATTTTGTAGCCTTGGAAGGAAATAGACCTGTAGGATTTATCACAGGCTATGGAACTTCATACAAAGAATATACTGATATCAAGATGGTACACATTGGTAATTTTTACCTGTTACCGTCACACAGAGATCAATCTACATTTGATCAATTATTTCAAAGTGTAACAGAGTGGGCTGCTTTAATAGAAGCATCTTACATCACTGCTGAGTTAACTGACGTTAATCAATTAGACAGTCTAATGGAACAAAGGTTACCAAAAGTTTATAAAATTTTAATGTTGGAGATCTAAATGGGATTCTTTAAATCCATTACCAATGCGTTTAAAAGTGTTGTTAATGCCATTGGTAGTATTGTTAAGGCTGTAGTCGGTGTTGTCAGTTCAGTCATTAACTTTGTTACTCAGCCCTTTATGGGCTTGTTTGGCGGACAGCCTGACATGCCTAGTGCTGGGCAAGAAGCCTCAAGACAAGATGGTGTTTTAGTCCAAAAACAAGGTTCTAATGTCAACATTCCTGTGGTCTACGGCATGCGTAAAGTAGGTGGCATTGTTACCTACGCAGAAACAGGATCTGACAACAATCAATACCTTTGGGTTGCCTACGTTCTAAGCGAAGGACTCATAGAAGGTGTTAGAGAATTATTCATTGATGATTATCAAATTGAAAATGCCACACTGACTAACCTAATGGCAGGTGAAGGTAACGTTGTACAAATTGGTGAAGGCAAATACAAAGACCGTGTACAATTACAATTCTTCCCAGGTGTCTACTACAATAACCCAGCGGCTGATTCTGTAATACCCGCAAGAACATTGATGAAAGACTCGCCAAATTGGAAGTCATCAATGTACTACAACGGATTGGCTGTGTTGTTTGTTAGATACTATTGGATTAAGGCAGAAGGTCCAAACGCACAACAGATTGCGGATTCAAATCCATTCACAGGTGGTATTCCTCAGATCAAAGCCACAATACTAGGCAAGAAAGTGGCCAGTCTTGTGACCACAGCCAGTGAAAGTGTAGAATACGGTGCGGCGGGCTACTCAGAAAGATATTCTACAAATCCAGCAGAAATTCTACTAGACTACCTACGTAATCCACGTTATGGTAAAGGTCTTATTAACAGAGACATTGATTGGGAAGCATGGCGTATAGCAGCGGCCAAATGTAATCAAGAAGTTGAATACATCACAGGTGTTCGCGGTCCTATTATGACCTGTAACTATGTTCTAGACACAGGACAAAGTTTGTTTAACAACACCAAAGCACTGCTACAGGGCTTTAGAGGTTACATGCCTTATCTACAAGGCCGTTACAAACTTAAAATAGAAGATGCTGGACATCCCACTGACATACTCAGCGGATCAGCATTGATTCAAGCAACGTTTACTCAAGATAACATTCAAGGTGACGTGACCTTTACCGGCATTGATAAAAGTGCCAAATTTAATGCTGTGGCAGTGACTTATGTAGATCCAGACAACAAGTATTCAACACAGCAGGTTATCTATCCAGAAACAGAAGAAGAACGTCAAACTTACATTCAATTAGATGGCGGTCGTGAAAACAAATCAGAAGCAACCTTTGGAACCATAACCAATTATGCTATGGCCAAAGACTTTGCTCGTATGTTGTTTAACAAGTCACGCAGACAAGAAACATGTGCGTTGACAGTGACCAGCCAAGGTATGGAATTAGAGCCAGGCGACAATATTCGTATTCAAAGCAACATACTTGACTTTGACACAGATCCATGGCGTGTGATCAACAAAAAGATCAATGACGATCTTACTGTGGAATTAAACTGCGTTCGAAATCCAGACGATATCTATCCTCACACTCGTGTAGGTGAAGAAGATGTTGTGTTGCCAACTTATGTGCCAAAAGGTGCTACAATCTATTATCCAAGTAGTCAAAATACACCGGGAGTGGGCCTCGTACCTCCTACACATGTGCCAGGATATAATGAAACAAATCCAAATACATCTGTAGGAGGCGGCGTAGGTGCTCCAAATGACAGTGTAAATGAAACACCAATCACAACACCACCTGTGGAAAAACCATTACTGCTTACAGATACAATTTCTGTAACCTATGTAAAATACACCGTAGTGTCAGGCAATCAGTTAAATGCCTTCGTTGAATTCCTACAGCCAACAAATGCCATGTATGATTCTGTGGACATTTGGTATAAGGCATCTGCTGACAATGGCTACAAGAAAGTTAGGGTAACAGATAAACCTGGTGCTGGTAAGAAAATTATCTACGCAATACCAGAAATTATCAATCAAAAGACCTACGAATGTGTGGCTAGAGTAAATTACTCTACAGGTGAAACATCACAGGTAGTTTCTAAGTTTCCATTATTGGCACAGGCTGGCACAGGAGAGTTTGTCAGCGACACAGTACAGGTTATTGGCACAGGATGGACTTTGCCTCAATACACTGTGGTAGAATCACGCAGCAACAACATTGGCATTGTCTATGCTACAGCGGCTACTTCAGGTTCCAACAGAAGACTAAACTTCCAAGTACAAGAAAAGTGTTTAGACACAGTAAACAGCGAACAGCCTAACCCAGACATTGTTGGTCTAATGATCTATTTTAAGGCCAGTGCTGATACCTATTGGACACAACAGTCTTTTGTCTTTCCTCCAACATACAAAAGCGGAGACTTTGGCACATTCCAATTTACAGGTAACATTGGCACAACATCAACTGCCAATACCAGTTATGACTTTGTTATGAGATATTTCTACAAAGACGGCAAGCAAAGCAATCGTCAACGTAGATATATGAATGTCAATGTTACTTCAAACCCAAGCCATGGATTTGGTGTACTAGTAGCACCTACTTGTTTCCAAGAAGATTCAGGCAGTTACAATTTATTATTAACCTCTGATCAACCAGCAGTGGTTGCTGATCCATTAGATACTACTGTGGGTGTTAGATATATTTTCTGCCGCTCACAAAACATTGGACAAGGTAACACACCAGGTATTAGAATTGGTGTTATTCCCACAGACGCAGCCAATGCTGCCAATTTCCAAGGATTAAGATTGTATTATAGACAATACGATCCACTAGGACAAAGCAGCCAATGGAGATTTATTGACAACCTAAATACAGCCAATGATGTAGATGGATTATTAGGGATTGCTGTGCCTTTGGATTTTACCTATACCTATGATGTTGTTTTAGTACCATTAGTAAAAACTTCTACAGCCACTAGACAAGAAACTAAAAATGCTTGGGCATTTACAGGAAAGCCATATAATTATGGCACAGATAGTGGTATACCTAAATCAGATGTTCCTACTGATACTTTTGCTTCTGCTGTCTACGGTACACAATTAAATTATAAAGGTACCTGGTCTCCAAGATTTGTAAACACCAAAGAAGCACTTAATACCGTACAACAAGTCAAGAGTGAAGCCATTCCTACTGTACAGGTTATTAATTGGGATTACAAAAATTATAATCAAAACGGTTTTTGGGATTCAAACTCAGGCAATAGATTAAACGCAGGTTATTACCTGAAAGTCTATGTTGGACATATTGCCAACTTTCAAGACATTAGAATATATCGCAGACAATATGTTCCTAATTTATTTCAGGATTTAAATTTTAAATTTTGGGGTCACGGACGTTGGGAACGCATAACTTATTCTACTGTTTCAAGTGGCGTTATGGAAATTAATCTAAGACCGCCTACAGCATATTTTGAAGTTAATCAATTTGGTCAATTAGAAGGCAATTATAATAATGCTTTGTTTGGAGCACCTATAACATCATCGTCACGGTTTGATGAATTCTTAATTGTTGTACGTACTTCTACCAATGTTGAAGCAGCCAGCGGGGTATTGTTAAAAGGTAGAGATTGGAGTTTTCCAAATAGAACTGTAACCAGTTTATTAGACAACACCATTAATTCTACAACACCGCCATCCTATCTATTGGCTTCATACAATGACAATTATGATGTTGGTTATTATAAAAGATTAGACGAAGCAATCGCACCAAGATCCAATGCTAATCTAACAGCAAGATTTTTAAATTACGGTGGTACTATAGTTGGTACTTCAAGATTGGTGGCTAATTCTTCAGGTATTACTGTAAATGCTGGATTTAGTCCAACTACACAATAAGGATAAGATATGGCCATACCAGCACAGAGATCATTTTTAGAAGATAACATAGGTATAGTAGTACCCTGGGACACAGGCACATGGGCAAGTTGGTCATCATGGGATGGCCAAAGTCATTGGATTTCCGCACCAGAAGATGAACTAATTTGGATCATCGATAGAGTAGACCTAGAACGTGAAACTTATTTCAATCTAACCATTACCACACAGGCCGTAGGTCGAGTGTCATACAAGGTCTATACCTCTACCACAGGTGCGTTTGCTGGTGAGGAAACCGAGACTGTCATAGCCTACAACAGCACCAACATAGCAGCCTTTTATGGTCGTTATTACATGATTGCTGTCTATGTGGCAAACATTGACAATCTACAGATACTACAAAACGTAGAAGTCAATGCCAATACCAATACCTATCAGATTAGCCGTTCAGGGGTGAACACCAATACTTTTGCCGGTACAACATCGGCTAGACAGATACCGTTATCGCGTAACGTTTCGCACATTTGGAGCATTAGTGTTCAACCCCAGGCTACCTCATACACACAAGACGTTTATGTAACAGAATACCCTAGTGCCACAACATTGATACCCACAGTGGTTTCAAAATCCAGATCAGCACCTAGTATCAAACTAGTAGGCTTAGATAATGTGGCCCGTGACGCAGTCATAGACTATGAATTAACCGTAATGCCAGAGCAGAGCATGTTAAATGGCAATCTGGTAAGTAGATAACAGGAGACAACAAATGTCATTTCCATCAGGAACAGTAATAGAAAACAGTAATTTAGATTCAGGCACAGACAGCCCAGCCAATGCTAGAGCAGACCTATTGAGTCTAGTCAACGCATTCAATCAAGTAATTGCCAGCGAAAATGGCAACAATGGCGTTTGTGTGTTAGACAACAGTGGTAAACTACAGGTAGCACAACTGCCTACTACCATTAATACCAGTGTGTTA